TCAGGACCGCCATAAGCACTGGCTGCGTCATACACATTAACAAAGAAGCGAAGTGGGAATAGTTCTAATTGTGTCATTTTATTTCTCCTAGATATAGGCGAAGCCCTGCCCCTTCGAGCATGGAAAACGCCTTGTTATTTTTATTAAACACTCCGTTATTATCTCATATTGTCCCATAAAAGCAAATAGAGTTGTTTCTAACAGCCTTATGCTCGTTCCTTGGTCGTGTAAGGGTAACAAGTATCATGCAAGGGCGACGAGTGTCATGCACAGGCAACAGGCATACCCTGGGCAAAGAAAAACCCCCACAGCGCGAGCCGTGGGGGTCCTAGGAGAAAGCCTAGTTAATCTTTTGATACTGTAAAAGTTCTAAACACTTCGTCGAGAATTCGTTCGGAATCCCAGTACCAATCATAGAAATAGTCTTGCTCAATCCGGAATAATTTATAATCGGTATAACCGCCCCGAACATCACAGCCGT